GCATCACCAGAAGGTTGGGAACTTTGTAATGGTCAAAGTGTATCTAAAACATCTGATAAATATTCTAAATTATTTGCTGCGATAGGAATAACATATGGTGATGATGGTGGTAATTTTAAATTACCTGGTTTAAATAATGAAAATTTATTTATTCGTGGTGGAACAACAGGATTTGGTTCTAATGTTGCTGATAGTACAAAAGCTTCTGGAATTTCTGTTGGAAATCAATCTACAAGTCATGCACATACTTTAAGTTCTGGGACTATAAGTGCTTCTGCAGCAACACATACACATACAACTGCTGATGCCACTCATTCTCATACTGGAGCCAGTGGTAATACGGATCCAGGTTTAAAAAATCATACACATGGTTTTAGTGGTACGTTAGGTGGTGGACATCTTCATACTCTAAAATATAGAAATATGGCCGGCTCAATAACACCATCAACAGGAGATTCACTTGCATATTCTCCGTCAACATCTACAACTACTGTATTTAATACAGTAGATGGAGTCCATCTACATCCAGCTGGTACTACAGGATATCCAAGTGCTACTCCATACGCACCACATAGTCATACAGTTTCAGTAGGTGGCGGAGGAAATCATACACATACCGTTAATGGAAATGGTTCTCATGGACATTCTGGTTCAGTATCAACTTTAACATTAAATAATCAAAGTGCAAGTCATAATCATACTTTAACAGGTGATGCAGAGACAGCACCTAAACATATTAAGATGCAATATATAATTAAACTTTAAAAAAAAGAATAAAATATAAATAACAGGAGATTTAAAAATATGAGAAAAGATACTTTTACTATAAAAGAAAATTATGGATGTAATTTAAAAGAACAAATTCAAATTTCATCTGATAATGTTAAACGCGGATTACATGGTTATGTTTCTATTTATGATAAATCAAAAAATGGAAATTTAAAACTAATTGATAAATCTAATATGATAGTTTTTTCAGGAAGAGAATGGCTTCTTGAAAGAGCTTTTGGTAGTATGTTAACTGATTATAATGTTTTAAAATCATCATATGTTATTTCTTGGGCCGGAATTGGTATTGGTGGTGGAGAGCCTGGTAATCCTTTACAAGCTGGAGCAACACTACCAAATGATTTAGATTTAAAACAATCGATTAGATTAAGAGATGATTTAATTGAAGGTGATCCTGGTTATGATATGTATGCATCTAGAAATTTAGGAACTGAAATACAACATGGTTATTTTAAAAAGTTTTCATCTGTAGTAAAAAAACAAGATCATGCTAATCCATATGTTATTGGAAGTTCTACTTTATATCCAAATTTAATTGCTGAGATAAGGATAGAATTATCTAGTGATGATTGCAATCTTGGATCATATCAAGATATTAATGAAGCTGCGTTATTTTGCTCAGATCCTTCTTTAGTAGATCCTGGTATTGTAAATGATAGTCCTTCATCAAGTAGTTCAGAAGGACCTATTCCAAATTATGGAGTAATAGCAGTTGAAAAAGATCCAAATAGTTATAATGTACTTTATCGATTAGATAGCGAAGATTTATCAACTAATTTGACTGTAGGAGATACTATATGGGTCAATGGGACATCTGATCATAATTTAATATCTGAAGCAATACCATTATTAATAATTAATATATACAGAGGAGCTACTGGAGTTAATGGATATATTATTGTTGAAAAATCTGATGCTGTAAATGAAACTCCTGCACCTGGTGCAATGGTTGCACATTTTAATGATGCAAGCACACCATCTTATATTATGTTTTCACGTGTTTCATTCAGTACTATTCGTAAAACTGTTGATCGAGAATTAGTTTTCTTATGGAAAATATATTTCTAAAATAATTGATATAGCAGAATTGAAAATGAAATGTGAGATTTGTGGAAAAGAATGTAAAAGTTTTGTTAGTTTATCTGGTCATATTACAAAAAAACATGGAATAAAATCTGAAGATTATTATATTAAATATTTGAAAAAAGACATTAATGAAAGTAAATGTTTAACTTGTGGAAAAAAAACTACTTTTTTAGGATTAAAAATTGGATATCAAAAATTTTGTTCTTCTAAATGTGCACAAAATAATCCATCAATAAGACAAAAAATTGAAGGATCTTGTTTGATAAAATTTGGAGTAACCACAAATCTTTTAAATCCTAATTGTATGCAAAAAATTAAAGACACAATGATTAAAAATCATGGTGTTAATAATATTTTTAAAAATGTTAAATATATAAAAGAATGTATTTCTAAAAAATTAGGAGTTGATAATCCAGCAAAACTTCCTAAGACAATAAAAAAAAGAGAAAATACATGTTTAATTAAATATGGAGATAAAAGTCCTAACAGAATAAAAAGTGTTCAAAAGAAAAAAGAAAAAACAAATATATTACATCATGGTGTTAAATGTCCTTTTCAATCTCCAAAAATACAAAAAATTATCAGACAAATACATATAAAAAAATATGGTGTTGATCATTATTCTAAAACACAAAAATTTAAAGAATTAGCAGGACTGAATATGATAAAAAGAATGGAATCTGGATTCAAAGATCCACATAAATTTACACCTATTAAAGGCAAAAATGAAAAATCAGTGTTTGACGAACTTCAAATTTATTGTCCTTATCCATTATTAGAAGATCAACAAATTGGTCATTTATTTCCAGATCGGTTAGTTAAATATGTAAAATTAGTAATTGAATATGATGAAGGTCATCATTTAGAAAAATGGTGTAAAAAACGTGACAAAATAAGAGATAAATTTTTTAAATCAAAAAATTATTCACCATTCCATATTTCTGAATATCATTGGAATCATAAAAAAGAAAAAGTTATAAAAGAATTTCAAACTTTTGTTAAAAATCTTGAAAATCAACATTCAGAAATAGAACTTACTAATGCTGATATTATTAAATGATTTTTTCTTTAAAATCAATCTGAATAAATTAAAAATTGATTTTTAATCAAAAATTAAAATCGGAGGTGGATTATGGCAATGGGACAAATGATCAGCCCTGGGGTTTATACCCGCATTATAGATCTTTCTGAATATTTGCAAGACGTGCCCGGCACAATTGGTTTTCTTCCATTTCTATCGAGAAAAGGTGAAGATAATCATTTAAACTTTATTGCAAGTAATGAACAATTCAGAAATCAATATGGTGATCCTAATATTCTTGATTATGGTAAAGCATTTGGTCAAGGTATGTATGTTGCTTACAATCACTTAACCGTATCTTCTAATTTGTATTGCTTAAGATCTTTACCTGATGATGCTATTTATTCCCATTTATATCTTGGTCTTCAACAAGTAATTACAAATTATTCTGAAACAGTATCTTCTAGTTCACTTCCCACTCCTATGACTTCATTAAATTTATGCCCATTATATTTTGATGGATTATGGCATGTAACTGGAAAAGGATATGATCTTGGATATAGTCTTCCTCCTAGTGGAATACCAGATGATACAAAATATGATATTTATGGTCATATAGACCCAACTGGTGAAACAGCATCTGAACGTGGATTTTGTGTAGAATATCCTACTATGAATAGTGTATATGAATTAGATACAATATTTTCTGATTATAGTGAAGATAATACATCAGAAACATATGCACCAACAACAGATCTAATGTATCCTGCATTAACTGGTGGTACAGGCGTACCTGATGGTATTCTTTGTTATTTTAGAGGTTTAGGTAGAGGTGACTTTTATAATAACTATGCAATTAGATTAACAAGAATGGTAAATAATGAGTTATTTGGTGTGTATACTCTTGATATTTATGAAACTCAAAAAGATGGTGATGATATGATCATAGAATCATTCATCATTTCTTGGGATCAAAATAAAGTTGATGATAGTGGTGAGTCAATGTTTATCGAAGATGTTGTTAATAAATTTTCAAAAAATGTTCGTTGCAAAGTTAATCCAAGAGCACTTATTGTTATGAAATCATATATGATGGATTATTACAAAAATGATCCTACTCTTCCATCTGATGTAGCACCAGAATATGAAGTACTTGATGAACATGGTATAAAAACTGATCTTGGATTCAAAGCTACTATGATATTATTAGCTCAAGATGATTATACCTATGCTCAATTCCAATTAAATGAAGCTCTTGATGTTTTATCGGCAGCAAGACAACTTCCATCTTCTAGTGAAGCTGAAATTCGAGTAAGAAATGAAGCTATTGTTGCTGCTATTAATACATTAGCTTGTGCAAGAGAATATTATAATCTTGCAAAAAGAAATTTAAATAATACAATGTTAATGGATATGTTTGAACTTTCTGATCAAAATACAGAAACAGCAATCAAAGATCCATATCATTTATTAGAAGGTTCTGAAGGATCATTAGTGGAAATAGATAAAACTACTGGTAAACGCCAAATTCAATATGATATTGCAAAACAAACTTTATATGAAGCTTATACTGGATTGCTTAGTAAATGTGATGTAGCAGTAAGAGAAGGTTATACATATAAACAATTATTTGTAGATGAAGTTCTTGATCTTGATACAATGTATTTTACTTTAGTTTATGAAGCTGGTTATCCTGCCGATGTTAAGGCTGCCGCTCTTAATCTTACTTCTAAACTTAGAATGGATTGTTTCTTAATTAGTGATTGTCTTGATAATCAAGATCTTGATGATGTAATAGCATATGTTGGCGGTGACCCATTATCTTCAGGTGAAGGTTATATATGGAATGATAAATATGCAGCAAGATACAATCCATATAGTAAAATCTATGATTCATTTACTGGAAGAGATTTATGGATAACACCAGTATATCATATAGCTCAATTAATGCCTTTAAATGACAGAATGTATGAATTATGGTATGCAACTGCTGGTTTCAATAGAGGTTTAGTTGAAAATATTAAAGAATTAAGATGGAGTCCAAAACAGGGTGAAAGAGATCAGTTGTATTTAATGCAAGTTAACCCAATAGTTAAATTTACTAATGGATATACAATTTGGGGTAATTTAACAACTCAAAAGAAACCAAGTTCTCTTCAAGATGTTAATGTAATGAGATTAGTACTTTACATCAAGAGAGCTCTTGAACAATACTGTAAGTATTATATTTTTGAATTTAACGATTCAATTACCCACGAAAGAATTAAAGGTGGTATTATACCTTTCCTTGATAGAATTAAAAAGGGAAGAGGTTTAGTATCATTCTCAGTAGAAGTTGGTGCAACTGAATGGGAATTCAAAAATAAGATATGTCATGTTAATGTACATTTAACACCTATGAAAGTAATTGAGAAAATTCAATTAGATTTATATATACATTAAAAATAAAGTTTAATTTTATAAAAAAGGAGAAATGTTATGGGAAATCCATTTACAATCGTAGCAGATAGAGGAAATGGTTTTACAAGAAATTATGGTGGAACTCAAGTAGGTTCTGTGGCTGATCCATATATTAGCGGTTATCATTTTATTAAATTTGTTGAAGGTCAGCCTTGGATAAATAATATTGCAGATAATATGAATGTAGGACCAGCAAAAAATAGTTTGTCAAGCAATAATATTGCTACTTTTTTAGCAGGTTCTTGTCTTGCAGTAACACCTCCAGGTGGTACGTTAAATAAAGCTGAATTTATTGGTCTTGGTGGAACTAAATGGTCAGTGCCTACTAATATTGATTATGGAAATACTATTACTATTAAATTTCTTGAATTTTCATGGTTACCTGTACTAACTATATTCCATGGTTGGACAAAAATGATTAGAGATTACAGAACTGGTGTTTCAACATTAGAAATGACTGCTGGAGACTATAGTAAATCAGAATATGCTGCTTCAATGTATTACTGGACAACAAAACCTGATGGTAGAACTGTAGAATATTGCGCAATGTATTCTGGTATGTTTCCAACTAAAGATCCACAAGATTTATTTACTGGAGATTTAACAGCTGTTGATAAACTTGAATTAGATATAGAATTTAACGTTGACTGGATTTGGCATGAAGATTGGGTATATCAAAATTGCCAAGGTTATGCTCAAGATAGACGAGAACATGATAATGCAGGAGATGCAGCTACACAATCAATAGAAGAAGAAACTGAATTAACTGCAGAATAAAAGTTTAATATATTTGATATAACTAGTCTGATTCTAGAAATGGAATCAGACTAGTTATTTTTGGTTAGGAATAAATTAAAAAGGAGATTATTATTATGAGTAAGAATTCAGTAGGCGTAGAAGTTTTTAAAGGATTTGATATTAAATATCCTGAATATTCTGTAATTACACCACATACATTAAAAGAATTTACTATTAGATCATTAACAGTACAAGAAGAAGAAACTCTTAAAGCTAGTATGCTAACTCCAAGTAAGTTAGCTGAACATTTAAATAAAGTTATTTTTACTTGTATAGTTAAAAAACCTGATAGTATTAAAACTTTTGATGATTTTTTAAATAATCTTACAATTAAAGATAGAGATGCTTTAATGTATGGTTTATATCATGTAACTTATAAAGATATTCATAATTATGATGTTACATGCACTTCATGTGACACTACAAATTCTGTAAAAGTTGATTTTTTAAAATCATTTAAAGCTCAATTTTGGGCATCAGATAAACCAGAAGATTCTATTCTAAAAAAAGAAATACCAGTAAAATTTGAAATAGCTCGAGATATTACTGCAATTATTGTTCAACCAAAATTAATAGATGAACAAAATGTTCTTAAAGAAACAGCTTTTGCATCTGAAACTGCTCGAGATTTAAATTTAGAATTATTAGTTATTAAAAGATTTGAAATAGATAGAAAAGAAGCAAAAACACCAGATACTATTGAAGACCGTAATAATATTTCGAAAGGTTATAAACAATTACCAGTAACTGATAGAAAAATGATTGATACTGCATATGCAGAAAATTTTGGAAAATATGGAGTAGCAATCAAAACAATAGTAAAATGTCAAAAATGCGGTGAAGAAAATGACGTTTCTATTGATTTGGTAAAACAGTTTTTTCGTTCAATCTACATCTGAGGAATTACAGAAATCATACACTAATCATTTAGAAGAAGATGTTTTTCTTGCAATGGAGTTAGGAAAACAAGAATATACAACTGTAATGAATATGCCAGTTAATAGATTAAGAAAATACTTAACTTGGAAAATAAAATACGATCGAGAAATGTTAAAATCCAGATCTGAGAAACTAAATTCTATTAGACTTTAATTCAATGTGAATAAATTAAAAAAGGATTTAGTTTTATGGACAATAATTCTGTAGCTTTTTTTGATAAATATATTAAAGGTCGAATAGATGAAATATATGATTATCAACCTGTTATTGCAGAATCTGGAAATTTTAAAAGATTAGAAGGAATTGATTGTATTATTAATCAGGTAAGAAATTTACTTCTTACTCCTCTTGGTCATTATCCATTTGATCCAAATTATGGGTCATTATTGTATGAACAATTATTTGAATTAGCTGATGATATTACTATAAATAGAATTAAACATGAATGCAAATATCGAGTAGAAATGTATGTACCTAAAATATCAGTTGAAAAAGTAGATGTTGTTGTATTTAATGATAAAAAAGGATTTACAGTAAATGTACATATCAATAGAGAAGGTGTTAAAGGCAAAGCAAGTTTAATTTTACCAGGACAACAAACTATGTTTGGTTTAGAAGATTTAGAATATCATCGTCAAAGATAAAAATATGAGACCACTAATGTATAATCAAAAATGGTTTTCTTTGAATGATTATCCGCTTGATTATTATGAATTGCTTTATTTATACTATGCAACATGTGGTAGATCAGTACCAGCAACTTATTATTCTCTTGATTTAAATAATAGTATTTGTGATAAAACTGTTTTGAATGGCGGACCATATCAAAAAATGGGATCATTATCTGGACTTCTTTGGAATAAAATTCTTTTATTACAAGTTTATCAACCAGATACTATTAGTCTCAATTTTAGTGCAGATGAAAGAGGATTTGGTAAATTTGATCAAATAACTACAGTATGGATACCATCAATTTATGAAATAAGACCACAAATCCATGATTATATATATTTCGATCATATAGAAAGAAGAGAAAACCAATTTAAAGCTAAACAACCATTATATGAAATAATAAATTTAGAAAAAGCAACTAATGCAGAAATTACTTTTTGGAAATTATCAATAAAAGCATCATCTTACAATAAATTAATTATAGATAAACAATTATGTGGAAATTATACTTTTATAAGTTATGAAAAAAAAATATATAAAACTCAAGATGCTATATCTTTAGCAAAAATAGCTGATAAAAATCATAGTTTACAAGCAAATAGTTTTTATAACGAAAATTGTGGATTGTATTTAGGAGTTGAAAAATAGTATAAAACTATTTGATCTTTCTTATTTATGAACAAAATTAAAATAAAAAGGTTTTTTTAATGGCTGATACTTTAGATAATTATAATCAATTAGTTAATCAAGGAATTACTGTCTATGGTTCACGTGAAAAAATTCGATTACAATTAATTAATTTTGCCAAGACATATTTAGAATTAGAAACTGTTGATTTTTATAAACCTAGTGTAATTTCTTATATAATTGATTCATTATCTATTTTATCTGCAAATCATATTTTTTATGATTCAGTCATATACAGAGAATTTTTTATGGTTGAAGCTCAAATGCAAGAATCTGTATATAATTTATCTAGATGGATAGGATATCATCCAGAACTTGCTGTTCCATCTAAAGTAAATATAATGTTTACTATCCCTTTAGCTTTTCAAACAAGTTATGCAACATTTGCATTTCCATCAAATTTTAAAGTTTTTGCTAATAAAACAGTATTCACAATAGATTCTCTTTCAGAATCTTCACCGTCAGCAATTTTTAAATTTGATAATCCTACTCCTGATATGCTTAATGCAGCAAAAGGAAAAATAATTAATAATACAACTCTATCTGTTAGAGATAGTAATGGTTTTTTTAGACCTATATACATATCAGAAAATCAAAAAACAGTTTCATTTACTCTTCCATTTACTCAACAAGAAAAAGTAATACATCAATTTATTATTCCTAGTTCTTTAGAATCATATCAATTTTTTTCAAAAATTATAACTTTTTCAGGAATGATTTCTAAAATCAAAGTTTATGTAACAGAACCAAAAGCAGGACATCCACTAGCATCAGAAGAAGCATCTCCTGATGATTTTGATCCAAATTCAAATGAAACAAGCAAAGATGGATTAGCAACAACAACATGGGCAGAATGGATAGAAACAGAACATGGTTTATATACTATGGGATCAAATGCCCCAGAATTTGTACTTGTAGGTGGGAACAATAAAGCAGAAATTTTCTTTGGCAATGGAATTATAGGAAAACAACCAAAACCAGGATCTAAAGTATCTATAGTCTGTTATATAACACAAGGAACTTCAGGTATTATAATTCCACATAGTATTAAAAGTGCAAACAAATTATATTACACATCAAATGCCATAATAGGAGAAGGAGGAATTCCAATTGCAGATGTAACAAGTAAATTAAATCAAATCAAATTTTCAGTTACTAATCCAACAAATTCAGAAGGTGGAATAGATACTCCTTCTTTACCAGAAGTAAAAAGAAATGCAATAGTAAATTTAAGATCAAAAGGAAAATTAGTTTCTGATACTGATTATGATGATATTAATGTAATAATGGGCGGATCTTTTCCTTCAGTAGAATCTTTTCCTATGTTAAAAAGAAGTGATATTAAAATAAATGAAATAATGGCATTTACAAGATTATCTTATCATGATGAATATTATCTTCCTCAAATAGTACCAACAAGAAATGTAAGATTTCCAATAATAGATCCATCTTTTGATATTTATGGAAAATATACTATATTAAGAAAAAGTACTTTATACATAGATCTTAAAAAATATGAAACATTATTTAATATTACAATTGATTTAGATACTATGACAGCTGATTATGATTATATTCTTCAAAATGTATTAGGATCACCTGCATCATTATATGATAATACTTCTTATGATCCTTATAATAATCAATTTGCTTATATTCCTATAAATGCAATAGATTTTAATGTTATTTATACTCCGCAAGATTATACTTCAAGTAGTTCCTCATCCTCTTCATCTGGTGCAACATCAATTTATCCTCTTAGAATTAAAGTAAATGTAAATCATATTTATTCTCCAGAAATAACTTTATTTAGATGTAAAATGATAACAAAATGGGGAAACGAATCAGAAGAATATAATCAATTAGAATCTGATGAAGACATGAGCAATAAAGTATCTAAAAATCCAAATGATCTAACTGAATTAACTTATACACATTTTACTTTTGAAATACCAAACTATTTAAATGTACCAGAAAATTTACAAAGATTTGAATTTATTATTGAAGCATATGCAGTTTTAAGAGATCCAGATACTCATGAACCTATTTTAGATCCAGATAATCCACAAGAAACTTATACATTTGTATGGCAACCTCTTGCGCAATATTTTACTGATGTTATTATTCGTCAAAATTTATCTCAATATATGAAAAGTTCAGTTACAAAAACATATGATTGGGATGGTATAACTCATAATTATTATAGATATGATATTCATAATGTACCAGTTATTTTAAGTGATTATCTAGACAACGGAGAAAATGGTGGAATTTTAAATAGAGCTGATAATCAAACTTATCCAAATTTTGAAGTTACTGTTCTTCAAAATTTATTATCAAATGTACAAATGCAAGAAAAGAAAATGTTAACAGATTTCATTAATATAAAATTTCCAGATAGTTATGGCACTTTAAATAATCTTAAATATAATCCTGTCAATTATATTGTAAATAGTAGATATCAAACACCATTTGAAGTTAAAAGACCCACTACTATTATTTTTGATCCTCCTTTATATAGTACAAAAGAAGATGTCCCGATCGATTTAACTGAAATAACAAGATTCATAGTTAATGCTGCAGTTCCAGGGTATGAATCTAAACAACTTTCGAGTTACATTAATTATATAGCAGAATATTTTCCTACTTCTGGAACAACAGGAGTATGGAGTCTTGTACCTCCATCAAGAGGTATGTACATAAAAGTTCTTGATGAATTAGATAGTGAAGGAGAAAAAACAATTTTAGCTTATACTGGAAATGAATGGAAAGATGTCCAAGATTTTCAAATTCCTCTTACTATTTTTGCAAAGGTAGAAATAAGTCCATTAGCAACAACAACATCAGAAAAATTAATTGAAGATATTAAAACAAACTTAATTAATTATTTTACTCCAAAAATGGGAATTCAAAAAAATTTAGATCGTTCTGAAATTTTAACAATTATTAGAAATACATCTTCTGTTAATTATGCAGAATTAATAGAACCAGAAGTAGATATCAAATTTTTATATGATATTAAAGATTTAACTCAACAACAATTGATTGATTATACTCCTCAGTATGTTGGGTTTAATGAACAAACTATTAAAATTGAGGTGGTTGTAAAATGAATTTTAAAAAACGGATCGTTATCATAAGAAATATAAAGACAAATAAGGTTGTTTCAGAAATTAATCTTTCTGATTTACATAGATACATTCTAACTAAAATAAGTAATGAATTTAGTGAAATGGTAAAAGAATGTTACTACCCTAAAGTTGCTTCTATGTATAAAGAACTCCTCTATCGTACACACTCAGAAGAAAAAAAATTAATTGCTTATTCAAAAGAAAAATATAAAATTCTCCCCCATTCAGGTAATAAAAAACTTTATAAACTACTTTATGATCCCTTTAATACATTATTAATTATTATTGTTCAAGAATTTTTAAAACAAAATGATATTGCTGGTGCCGAGTCAGCATTTCATTTATTTACTTTAAGACATTATACAAATTTATTATATAAATATACAGTTTCAAAATCTGGTAGTAGTAACCAACCTCTTTGCGTACCAGAATATTTTAAATATGCATTAAGTCAATTATCACAAAATCATATTTTTAATACTAAAAAAACAATAGCAAATAGTATAATATATTTTTCAAGAGTTATATTTCGAAAATATTTAAAAGATATTAAAAAAGATCAACCGATTAAAATGTGTTTAATGATATATGAAGTCAGATCAAGATTAAATCAATCAATGCAAAGTTTCTTTCATAAATATTATGACATTGCAAAAAATAAAGGAATAATTAAATCTTCAGAAGAAGAAAATTGGGATCCTACACATGAAGTTCAATTAAAACATTTTATTACTACTATATCACGAGATATATGTGTATATAGAAAAATTAATAAATCATCTATTAAAGATGCAACAAAATTAACAAAATTTAATCAAAAATTAGCAATTGATTATATCAAAGAACTTTCTAATCCAAAATACATAGATAATGTAGATACAGCATATTTTTTAATGTTACAAAAAGTAAAAGATTTATCTATAATTAAAAAAACAAAATTCCTTGATCATATTAAAAAAATGATGTCTATTAAAACAACTAAACAACTATTATATTTCAAAAAAATAGTTATAACAATTCATGATGATATTATACTTAATTTAAAATTAACAAAATGGTTTAATAATTTATCTGTGCAATCTAAAGCAATTTCTAGAAATTTTATTGCTTATTATTTAGCTTCTTTCTTAAAAAATTACGTTTAATAAAAACTAGTAAGAACAGTCTCGGCAGCACTATTAATTATTATAGGAGAACCTGTTGTTCCTAATGGTGCTGATGGTGCTGATGGTACTACTGGTGGTGGTTCATGAATAATTGCTTTTTCATCTTCTAATGATGCTTTGTAAGTGTTTAAATCAGGAATTTCACTTTTTGGAACTTTTCCTCCATCATAATTTAAACAAGTACTATATAAAGAATTAATACTCATTCTGACATCTACAGTTCCTGCTCTTTGATTCCATGCTACGTCATTTATATCTCCACCTTTAACAATAGTCATACCACTGCAATAAGCAGCTTTTAAATATACAAGTCCTTTAATTTCAAATCTCATTAATAAAGGCCATTGATAAAAATCACCATCATCAGTCCAAGGTGATACAAACATAGCTAAAGCAATTAAAGGATTAGTTATTAATTGCTGTTGAAGTTCTAAATTTTTAGGTGATGGATTATATAATCTTATATTTAATTCATAATTTGCAGACATACCTGAATTTTTCCATACTAATGGAAAATCTACTTTTCCTTTTTGATTTATGGCACCTGCTATCATATTTCCGCCTGGCATTTTTCTAATTAAATTACCTGTTCCTTCTTTTAAACCTTTAGCCATATCAGCTATTCCACCTTTGATTCCTCCAGCTCCACCTTTAAATCCCATTTTATCTGCAACCTTTCCTAATACTCCTGTTGCAGATTTAGATCCTGTTATAAATTCTGCTTCTTGCCATATTTGTTTCATACTTAGTGCATTTTGAATATTACCAAGAAATGATTCACTTGGTCCAAATTCGTTATTAAATGTTTCAGCAAAAGATGATTGACTCTGAAAAGCTAAAGCAATATTCTGCGAACCTTGTGATGATGATCCTGGTGCTAAAGGATTTATTTGTATATCATAAGTTTCTAATTTTTCTTTAAATTTACTCCATCCTTTATCTTGATCTAAACTATAAACTTCTTCACCAGTAGTCATTAAAGGAAAAGCAGGATATATATGGCCTATTAAAAAAGTTTCATATTGTGTAATTAAAGTATCTTTTGCATATTCTGGAATAACACTTTTACTATTCGGATCAATATCTAATATAGATCCAGGTAATCCTATAATTGATGGTAATAACATTTTAATTATCCTCTTTTTTAAACATAATTCCCTTGAACAAGCATTGAAAGATCTTTCCAGAAATCATCATTCTTTGCATATGATTCAGTTGGTTCACTAGAAGAATTTTGAGAAGATACAACATTATTAGTATTAATAGCAGTATTATTAATTACTGATGTATTTTCTTTATTTATTTTATCATTCTTTTGTCTAAGTTTTTCTGTATTCGATGATATTTTCTTTTGTTCTTCTAATTGATTTTGTAAAATAGATCCTTCATTTATTTTAGCACCTTCTTTAATAAATGAAATCTGTTTTGATTCAGATATACTTTTTTCTTTTGCTTTTCGTTGTGCATCTAATCGTTTAAGGTTTTCTGAACCATAAGCAGTTCTACCTTCTTCATAGGATTCATTTGCTTCTATTTCAGCTTCTTTTCTATATTTTTCTACTGTTGATTCTGTTCCTTTTGTTATTCCTGGTGAAGATCGTTCTAAATGCCTTAAACTTTCTTCTCGTGATAATTTTTGAGTTGAACTAGTTTGATCTCTTGCTGTTCGTTGTTCATCTAATTCTCTAAGATTATCTATTTCAGTTTGTGATGGAAGTCTTTGTTCTGTTAATCTTTCTTGTTCTTGCTCTTGTTCACTTAATTCAGGAGTAATAGTTCTTCCAATATTTCTTTCAGCTCTTCTAGCAGCTATTCTAGCATCTCTTTCAGCTCTTCTAGCATCTCTTTTAGCATCTCTTTCAGCTTTTGCTTTTGCTTTTTGAATATCTCTAATTGTTTTTTGAACTCCTGAAGGAAGTTGTCTTATAGCATCTTTTGGTGTTCCTTTGATAACTTTTCCAATATCTTTTAATTTTGCTCTTCTTAATTTTTTATATTCACGATCTGGAAATTTTTTAATTCTTTTTTCAAATCTTCCACTTTCTATATCTTCAACAGTTCTAGTTACAGATTGCACTTTTCTGTATGTTTTCGGAGCAGTTTTTCTAGCAACAGTTTTACCTTTTTGTTTTGCTAATTTTTCTATTGATTTTTTACCAGTTGCTACATCAATAACATCTCCGACATCGATGACACTATTAATAGCATTCCAAAAACTTTTAGGTGCACTTTTAACTTCTGTTGTTGTTTCATCTATAGCTTTATTTGCTGTACTTGTTACTGCATTTGCTGTTGCACCTTCAACAGATCCCACTAAACCACCTTCTGCATATCCCCTTACTAAACCACCTTTTGATAATCCGACTTTTCTTTTAATAATATCTGTAGCTTCATCCACTGCTCCTGATTCTTTAGCTATAGAATAAATATCAGAAGTTTTTTCTTTAGCAAGATCTATACCTTCTTTCAATATTCCTGATTCTTTAGCTGCAGAATAAATATCAGAAGTTTTATCTTTTAATTTTCCCAATCCCCATCTAGTAGTACTTCCAATACCTTTTTCTTTATAAATTTCTTTTGCTTCATCTTTTAATTTATCTAATTCTTCTTCAGGTAATTGTTTCTTTCCAAATTCTTTTGCTTTTTCTTGATATGCTTTTATATCTTCAGTTTCTATCTCTTTTTTTGTAATATCTTTTATATTTTCTATTAATTTATCTTGATCGCTTTTTTTAGTTGATTTTATTCTTTTTGCTGTTTGATTTAATGCTGTTTTATTTCCAGAAGCTATTGCATTTGTTGTTCCTTTATCTACAACAAATTCTCCAGGTGTTAACATTGCAGGTACAGTATCTGTACTTTGTTTAGATTCTGATA